GAGACCAATTTACAAATAGGCGCGTTGGATTAGACTTTGGGTTTGCGAGTGATCCTGCGGCTATGCCGGTCACGCACTACGACAAAGCACGAAAAACAATCTATGTATATGACGAGATATACGAAACCGGATTAACCAACGATACGCTGGCAATTGAGATAAGCAGAAAGACCGGAGACAGGGTTGTTTGTGACAGCTCAGAACCGAAGTCGATTGCAGAATTGAATAAATACGGCGTTTATGCAGTGGGAGCTAAAAAGGGTAAGGATAGCGTAAAGTTTGGCATAGACTGGCTGAAACAGCAAACTATCGTTATTGATAAGGCATGTGTGAATTTTGCAAACGAAATACGACAATACAAGTGGAAAGAGGACGCTGGCGGAAATGCGATACCCGTACCAGTGGATAAAAACAACCACCTCATAGACGCATTACGATATGCGTATGAGGATGACATGGACGGATTTTCACCGCGCAGCGTTATTGCGTTTGCGGGATAGGAGAGAGCATGGGCATAATTGACAAGTGGTTGACCGGGCGCGGGTACATCAAGGTTGGGCCGGGAAAGCAATACCCGCAATGGGGGCTTGACCGCGCCGGGGTGGAGGCGATGTCATTCCCGCAGTACGTTGACAACGAGAATAAGATAACCTATTTCGAGCGCGTCTCCTGGGTGAACATTGCGGTAGACAAAGTCGCCACAGTTGGCAGCGCCGCGGGGTGGAATGTAAAAAAAGCGAATGGCGAGGATATGATAGACATTCCGAACCATCCGTTTGAGCAGGTGCTGAAAGCGCCGAACCCGACCATGAGCAGGAGCGATCTAATCTATGCCACGCTGGCTTATATGTCGGTATGCAACTCCGCTTACTGGTGGGTAAACTATGGGCTGGGCGGTTTGCCTGCTGAATTATGGCTGATACCGACCAAGCAAATATCCCCTATCCCTGACGGGAATATGTTTATCAAGCACTATGAGTACGACCCTGGAGACGGGCGCTTGATCAAACTCGATCCGAAAGAGATTGTTGCGTTTAACGGCTTCAACCCTGAATCAATGTTCGTGGGAATGAGTAACCTTGACCCGCTGCGAACCATCATGGATAGCGATATTGGTATGCAAAACTGGAATAAGAAGTTATTTGTAAAATCCAATGGACGGCTTCCGGGTATTCTCGCGTTTGCCGACCCGATACCGGATGAGGACTGGCAGCTGATACAGGGCGACGTAGACCGCGCCGCGTCCATGCGCAACTTCATGATGCTCCGCAACGTCAAGGCGGGCGGGGTGCAATGGCTGCAGGCCACGGCCTCACAAAAGGACATGGAATTTCTGAATAGCCGACTGGCGAACCGTGACGAAATCTATTCCGCAATCGCGCCGGGGCTATCGTCTATGCTATCGGTCAACGCAACCGAAGCCAACGCGCGGATTGGCAAAACAACCTTGATCGACTTCAAGGTATATCCCTTATTGCGTAAAATAGGTGACGTGGTAACCACCAAGATCATGCCGCTTTACGGTGAGGGGTATGTATTAGAACCTGAGGACATCCGTGTAACCGACAAGGTTCTAATGATGGCTGAAATGGCGGAGTATTCCAGGACGCACACGGTGGACGAAGTGAGAGCGAAATACTGGCAGGACAAACCGCTTGAGAATCAGGCGATTGGCAGCGTATTAGTTTCAGCCGCGCAGAATGTGAACGCATACCCGGCTGAAGAAAAGGAACCGGAAGAGATTGTTCCCGTCCAGTTACCCGAAGAGGTAAGCAATCCGATGGTTGACATCGAGGCTGAAGAGGACGTGAAAGCGAAGGATTACTACCCTGCATTTGTTGAGCTTGACAAGTGGGAGCGCAAACAAAAGAAAGCGGGCAAGGCGGTGGAGTTCATAGCCTATAACATCCCGGCTGAAATAGCGGACGCTATCAAAGCGGGTGCAATGACATTTGAGCAGGCGCGCGAGAAATTGACTTATAGACCGGTGAAGCGTGACGAACCGAGGAACGATACAGATGCGTTATTGGCATTGGCAGACGCGATCAACAGGGCAAGTGAAAAGGTAACGAGTGAACCCGTCTCTGCTGAATAAGATAATCAAAGGCGTGTATGAATCTATCCCCGACCTGTGGAAGTTCGTGGCTGTAAAGACGCAGGAGATGTTAGAGCGACAACTGCGCAGCCGTGCGCTTGCCTTATTCCGGGGAGAGATTGACGGCAACGGATTCCTGGACGGGTTCTCGGACGTATTAGGATTGCAGCTATTGAAGGCATGGAACGAAGGCGCAGATGAAAGCGGTGTGTTGCCTGAAGATATGACCGATGAAGACATGGAAATCCTTGCAACACTGATTGACGAAGAAATCGAGTTCATCTATCAATTAGGGGATGACATAATCGAACTATCACAGGAAACCACTCCGCTTGACGAAAAAGAAGCGTTGGACGCGTTCCGTAGTCAGATAGGCTCCCGTCTGGATATGTGGGGCAATCGCTATAACGAAGTGGCAAACCGTGCCAAGATTCACTTTGGCGGTAAGGAAAAATATAAGTGGGTGCTGGGCGAAACCGAAAAACATTGCACCACCTGCTCCGCGCTTAACGGAATAGTGGCATTTGCTTGGGAGTGGGACGAATCTGGCGTAGTGCCTGGGCAAGCGGATAGCGAATATCTGGAGTGCGGCGGCTGGAGATGCGATTGCCACCTTGACTCCGTTGGATCAAGCGAACCACGAACCAGGGGCGCGCTTGGCAGGATAAGGGATATAACCGGATAGTGGCTGGCTTTATTGGAATTGACATCACCGGAATTGAAACGCTGAAACAGCGGTTATTAAGGCTTCCACGTGAAGCGCAGGATGCCGGTGTAGAGGAGGCGAATAAATATCTTGTAGAAAAGATGCGCGCTTACCCTCCAAAGGCGACACCCGGAACGCCGTTTATATGGGCAAGTGATAGACAACGTAAAGCGGTCATGGCGAAATTGAGGGAGCAGGGTGGTCCGCCTTACCAGCGGACGCAGGAACTGCGGAACGGATGGAAAACGGTGGGCAGCGGCTATCAGCAGATCATCGCAAATGAAACACCGTACGCCGATTATGTCATGGGGCAATACCAGCAACCTGGACACCAGGCGCGCGGCTGGCAGGTGATCGGTACGATACTGCAATCCAACGCGCGTAAGGTATTAGAAAAGTTTGACGCTGGAGTAAAAAAGGCGATCCGCAAATTGCGGTTGTAACTTCCCTTTTTGCGTAATAGACAGATCGGGAATTAGTTTGTAAGATGATAACAACTGAATAACGAGAATGTCAGAGGCGTAGTTTACGCGGCGTTCTGTGGATATCGCGAGGTCAAACTTGACCCCGCTATTTCGCAGGACGTTTTTTATTAGGAGGTGCTGATGAGTGAAAAGATGGGCGCAAGGAATAACACGGACGACAGGGGACGAATCAAGTCTATCCGGCGCGCGGCTAAAGAAATCAAGTCAATTACAGATGAGATGGAGCCGGAAGATGAGGATGAATTGAAATCGCTGAAGGGTGGTGATCTGAATACTCTCCCGGTTGACTTCAATATCAACGGTGCGACTTGTGTTAAGGCGGCTGGCGATATGGAGCTTGAGGTGCTACTCGTTCCGTTCGGCGGGCCGGATAACGGCAAGGATAGCGACGGGCAGTATTTCGATAAGAGCACCGACATCCAGCATGGAATTTATAAGACCATTCCGGCTTATTACTATCACGGGTTCGGGCCTGACGGAAAACCGCAGGGCGATCCTGAAGTGATCGGAATGATGCACTACTCACACACCGATGAAAAGGGGCATTGGTACAGGGCGATCCTTGACAAAGCCTCTAAACTGGCGCGGCGGATATGGGACGCGGCAAAACGCGGGCTGGCGAAAGCGTCAAGCGGATCAATCCCTCATATTCTCCGCTACGACAAAACCAGCGGACACATCGAAAAGTGGCCGGTAGTGGAAGGGTCGCTTATCGACCAGGAGGGCGGGCGGCAACCGGCTAACGCTTATGCCGTCGCTCTTCCGGTGATGAAAGCGCGTTATGAAAAACTAAATCTTGAAATACCGTCCGACATGGACGAGACCGGCGAGCAGGAACTGACAGAGGGCGACAAGCCGTCAGAGGGTGCAGCCGACAAAACCAACCAACATATTATCAAATCAAGGAGCATTGAAATGGAAACTGAAGAAATCAAGAAATTACTCGCTGAAGAAATGGCGAAGGCTGAAGCCGCGAAAGCCGAAAAAGAAAAAGCCGCCGCGGAAATGCAAGCCGAGATCGAAAAAGCGGTGAAGGCAAAAGAGGCGGAACTTGAAAAGAAGTTTGCTGAATCCAACCGCCTGCCGTCAGACCGCGCGCCGTATGTCAAGAAATACGGCGACACCGACGCTTACGACCACCTGGACGCAGCCGATACTGCCACCATGATCGGTGTGCTGAAGGCTGCCGGGAAACCCGTCAGCGAAGGCGCTCTCAAGGCGCTGTCTTTCAAGATCGAAGAGGACAAGTCCGAAGTCGGAAACAGCGGCCGCAAAGCGATGAAGGCTGCCGGAATCAAGGCCGGGGAAATTGATTATTCGACCTCATCCGGTTATGGTGATCAATGGGTGGGTGTTGCTTATTCATCCGCGCTATGGGAATCCATCCGGGTTAACTCATTCGTGGCAAGCAAAATTCCATCCATCGAGTTCCCGCGCGGCGTTGAATCTATGCAGCTCCACCTGGAATCCACCGACCCGGTATGGTACAACGTGTCAGAGAATACCACCAACGGCTCTACCGTTGGCGCTCCAGCGCCTACCATCACCTCGTCACGCCTGGCAACATCGAACGCCAGCTTGACCCTGGGCAAACTTGGCGCGCGCGTGTTCTACACCGGCGAGCTTGAAGAATCCTCGATGATCCCGTTTGCCGGGCAACTCCGGCAGCAATTAGCAGTTTCAGGGCAGGAATATCTTGAATCCGCTATCATCGACGGCGATACCGAAACCACCGACAGCACCAATATCAACAACATCGGCGGCGCTGAAGTGACCGGCGGGCATTATCTCATCTTTGACGGCTTCCGCAAGTCCTGCCTTGTTACTACAACGGCAAACAGCCGCGCTGGTGGAGCCTTGACC